CCAACAATGCAAACAGCTACTCTGGATATGAAGTATTGAACATTTCCCCAGATAGCCCAATTTCCGCAGCTCAGTACAAAATTGCTCAGTACGCTGATGCAGTTACTATGTCTGGCTTGGAAATGCTCCAAAACAGCTCTAAAGAGGCAATCATTGACTTGTTAGATGGTCGTATGCAAGTTTCTGAAGCTCGCTTGTTAAACCGTATCTCTGGCGACTTGTTCCTAGATGGTACTGGTAACGGTGGTAAGAACTTGGATGGTTTGGCTGCTGCGGTTTCCGCAACTCCTACTTCTGGTACTTACGGTGGTATTAATGCTGCTAACTGGTCTTTCTGGCAGAACACAGCAACTACTGGCACAACCATTACTTCTTCCAACATCCAAGCTAAGATGACTTCAACAGCTCTCCAGTTGGTTCGTGGTACTGACAAAGCCGACTTGATTGTTGCTGATACCAACTTCTACAGCCTGTATGTACAAGCTCTCCAAGCTATTCAGCGTATCATGACCGAAGAATCTGGTTCTTCAGGTTTCGCATCCATGAAGTTCTATGGTGGCGGTACATCTGCTGATGTGGTATTGGGTGGCGGTTATGGTAACGAGCAACCTTCTAACACCATGTACTTCTTGAACACCAATTACATTTTCCTACGCCCACACAAAGAGCGTAACTTTGTACCTATCGGTGGCGAGCGTCAAGCAATTAACCAAGACGCTATTGTTAAGTTGTACGGTTGGGCTGGTAACTTGACAACAAGTAACCGCTTCCTCCAAGGCATCTTGACAAACTAATCCATTGATTTGAAAGGAAAAATATCATGGCATACAGTACTCTCCCTATCGCTGGCGTAAACTTAAATTCAGTTACCCCAGTTGATTTTGCTTTAACCAACGGTTCAACCGCAGAAGTAATTCCAGCGTTTGGCCCAATCGGTGCAGAAACTTTTGCATCAGATGGTAAGCGTTATGTGTTCGCACAAGCAGCCGCTACTATCACCCCAAGCACCACAACTTGCACCGTTAATGCTTCTACTTTCCAAGTAACAGCAACTGGCGGTTCATACATTTCACCAGCAGTTTCTATGGTTTCTGGTGACTATGGCTGGTTTGGCGCAACAAGCGTTTAAGTTTTAACCCTGTAGTAAACTAGGGATTCCCTCACAAGGGGAGTCCCTTTTTATTTTTAACAACCTAATCCCTTAGGAGAATTAAATGGCTATTGAATCAGATGTCCGCAATGCGGATTCGTTATTAACTGTGCAGTTTTTCCGTAAACCTGTAGAAATCAAGGATGAAACGATTGCACAGGGCAGACCAATATTTAAAGATGCAGATTGGGTCAGAATTATGACTCCTGGCGACCAATTAAACATCATTGAAACCATTGCTCGTGACAACCACAAAGCTCGTTTTCCAGTTCAATGGGCAAAATACCAAAATAAAGTAGGAAATCATGAGGAAGTCGTTGGAACTCCTATTTCCCATTGGCCTTTGGTTAGTATGTCCCAAGCTGAAGAACTCAAAGGCATCAAATTCCACACAGTTGAGTCTGTAGCTAACTGTTCTGACCAGCAAATCCAAAGCATTGGCATGATTGCAGGAATGTCACCCCACGCTTTTAGAGAAAAAGCTAGGGCTTTCTTGAATTTGGCTAAAGATACAGCAGAAATTGACGCAAAAAATGCTGAATTAGCACAACTAAAAGAAGAAAATGCTAAAATCAAGGCAGAAACTGATGCGAAGCTGGCACAAATGCAAGAGCAGATGGCAGCGATACTTGCGGCAGTTGCGGAAAAGAAACCTAAAACTCGCAAACCGAAAGTAGAATCAGAGGCCTAATATGTCAGCAACGATGTTGCAGTTGGTTCAGCAAGTATCTGCCGAACTTAACTTATCAGTACCAACCTATGTAGCTGGAAATCAAAACCAAGATGTTCAACAAATCTTGGCGTTGATGAATGGCGCTGGTTACGATTTACTGAAAGAGTACGATTGGCAAGCCCTAGAAAAAGAATATCGTTTCTATACAAACTTTGTCAATGCGACTGCAACATCAACAAAGGGTGGTTATGTTCTAACAAATGTAAGCGATACCACAGGATTAACCACCCAATACTCTATTACTGGCTACAATGTCGCCCAAGATACCTATGTAGTATCAGTAGATTCGCCTACTCAGGTGACAATGAGCCAAGAAGCATCATTATCTGGCACAAATAGCGTGTTATTCGCTCAAACCGAATACACTTTGCCAAGCGATTTTGAAACCATTACAGACCGCACCCATTGGGATAAAACAAAGCATTGGGAAATGCTTGGCCCTGAGGATGCACAGCAATGGCAATGGCTAAAATCGGGTTATATCTCAACTGGCCCTCGTGTTCGTTGGCGTATTTTGGGTGGCACATTCCAAATATGGCCGCCAATGAATACCCAAGAGTATTTAGGCTTTGAATATCGTTCTAACGCATGGGCAGAATCAGCCACAGGAGTGCCACAGCAACAGTTTATTAACGATACCGATACGACTTTCTTTGATAGCCGTATCATGGTGCTATATACCAAGCTCAAATACTTCCAAGTCAAGTCTTTTGACACTACGGCATTGCAAGCAGACTATATGCGCTATCTTTCGATTGCCAAAGCCAATGACAAAGGCGCTCCCAACCTATCATTTGCGCCCAATCCAAGCAAAGTGCTTATTGGATGGGCTAATATCCCTGATACTGGATATGGCACATAATGGCAAAGGGTCGTACAGCCGTTACTGCTAGTCTTGCAGCTCCTATTGGTGGCTGGAACGCCAGAGATTCGCTGGCAGAAATGCCACCTTTGGATGCTGTTCAGCTTACCAACTTCTTCCCAACTCCTTACGATGTGGAATTGCGTAGGGGTTACACCAAGTTTTCTACAGGAATTACAGGTCAAGTCAATAGTTTGATGACCTATGCAGGGACAACCAGCCAAACCCTGTTTGCTGCTGCTGGAAACAAGATTTATAACGCTTCTACAAGCACAGCGACAACTTCATTTTCTAGCTTAACTAGCGATAAACTGCAACACATCAATTTTTCCAACATTGGTGGTGATTATTTAGTCGCTTGTAATGGCACAGACCCCACAATGGTCTATGACGGCACAAGCTGGTTCACAATGGCAACAACCAGCACAGCCCAGACGATTTCAAGCATTACCCATTCTGGCACGACAGCAACCGTTACCACCGCTTCTGCTCATGGTTTATCAACAAACAATCAAGTAGTCATTTCTGGTGCTACGCCAACCCAATATAACGGTGCTTATGTCATTACCGTTACTGGAACGACTACATTCACCTACACAATGGCGACTGCGCCAAGCTCAAATGCTACTGTAGTCGGCTCTTATACTGTTTTAGGCATTACTGGCGTAGATTCAAGCACTTTTGTTAATGTAAACCTATTTAAAAATCGCTTGTATTTTGTTCAAGAGAACACTTTACGAGTCTGGTATATGCCGACCAATGCTTTAGGTGGCACAGCACAAGTATTAGACTTTGGAGGCATTGCACGAAATGGTGGCTACATTCAAGCTATGGGTACTTGGACTCTTGATGCTGGTTACGGTGTCGATGACTTTGCTGTTTTTATTACCAATATGGGTGAGGTCATCGTTTACCAAGGGACTGACCCATCTTCTGCATCTACATGGGCTTTAAAAGGTGTTTGGCAGATTGGTTATGTATTTAACCGTAGATGTTTATTCAAATGGGCTGGCGACCTTCTGATTTTGACAAATGATGGCTTAATGCCATTGACCGCAGAGCTTCAATCGAGTCGTCTTGACCCTCGAATTGCTTTAACAGACAAGATATTCCAAGCAGTAGCTACCGCAGCGCAAAATTACAACACCAATTTTGGCTGGCAAATTATGTATTTTGCCAAACCACAGATGCTTATTCTCAACATTCCAATTTCAGGCGGAACACAGCAATATGTAATGCACACCATTACAAAGTCATGGGCTAATTTCACCAATATTCCAGCGTCATGTTTTGAAATGTATTATGACAACTGCTATTTTGGTGGCCCAGGCTATGTTGGACAATTCTGGAATGGAAATTCAGATATTGGCAACAATATTAACGGTGTAGCCCAACAAGCCTACAATTATTTTGATGCAAGAGGGCAGTTAAAACGCTTCACAATGGTTCGCCCAATTATTCAGGTAGATAGGGCTATTCCAACGCT